TGATTGCTTCTTGTAGATATGTTCGTGTCTTGCGTTTTTGTGTTGGTGGTTGAGTCTGTTTCTCTGGCTTGACTTCTATAACGTAAGTCATTACTGTGCCGTCTGCTTTACGCATCTTGGCAATGAAGTCTGGAAAGTACCGATGCTTCTTTTTGTCAACTGGGCTGTAATAAGGTATAGGAAGTTCTTCCGAACCCCACCAAATGACGTTCGGATTTTCATCTAAATAATTCATTACCTTTATTTCCCACGTGGACCTGTAGATGATATTGTTCGCATCACCTTTGTATTTCTGTGGGTTTTTCGGTTTAAATCTTCCTTTATTTGACATAAATACTATCTAGTCAATCAAAACAGGAACCCTCATGGCATTTTTCGGTCTGTCAGATATCACCATAGCAAAAGAAGATAATAGAAGAGGACCGCTGGCACCTCTTTTTCAGGGCACCACATCAAATACATTCAGATATCCTTTAGACATTGGTAATTATGACAAAGCGCATTACATGGTTGTCAATGTGTTTAAACAAAACAACTCACAATATCAAGGTGTCCAGCAAAGTGGTGTCAATAGAATTGGTTCAATAAAACAAGAAGTATCCGGAACACAAAGCCCATCTTTCGCATCAAAAATTAATAGTGCCATCGATAATGCTGTAAATAATTTTACAAGCGGTAAAAGTTTGTTTGGTAAAAACATCGCAACTAATTTTGGCGGACCGATCAAGCAAAGTGCTGCTGTAGATATTGATCAGAACTCATACATCAGCAACGTACAGAGTATTGAAAATGATTCTCTGATAAAAACAACTACAAAGACTGACGAGACAATTGTTCTCTACATGCCCGATACACTTCAATATACTTTCGGACAATCATATGCTGAAGCGGCTTTAGGTGAAGAGTTGGGTGGTAAAATAGCAGTAGCAGGTAAGTCTGTATTAGAAGACTTAAAGAATGGTTTAGATCCTAAAGCGGCTGCTGAAAAGGGTCTAAAGGGACCAGCGGCAACTGCTGCTATTCAAAAGGGAATTGAAGCTAGTGGAGCAGTTATTGGACAAGGCTCGGCTAGGGCTGCCGCATTTTTGGCTCTGGGTGGTGTGAATAATCCAATGCTTGAACTGCTTTATTCATCACCGTCTTTTAGACAATTTACCTTCGAATTCATGTTTTATCCCCGTGATGAAAAAGAAGCACTAGAAGTTCAAAACATTTTAGAGCGTTTAAGATTTCATCAAGCACCAGAGATAGATGGTGGTTCGGGTGGCCTTCTTTTGATACCACCTTCAGAGTTTGAACTTTCTTTTTACTACGGCGGTCGTCCGAATCCAAACTTACCTGGCATAGGTCGATGTGTTCTTACAAACATGTCAGTAAATTATGCGCCAAATGGTTGGACAGCATATGAAATGTTTGGCGAAAATGATCCACGTTTGGGTCGTACTGGTATGCCTACAGCTATTCAATTAACACTTGATTTTAAAGAAACCGTTATTCTTACAAAGAAAAGCATGGTTCGTGGTGATGGAGGATATAAATCAACACAGTCTGTTGGCACCAAAGTACAAGACATTTATAATACTCTCAAAAGATAATTTATGGCCAAGTATTTTAATTTTTTTCCAAAAACGCTTTATTCTTTATCCGATAAGTCAACGGCTGCTGATTTTGTAACAAACATTATTGCTCGTTTTGGATTTGAACAAAGTCTAAAAGAAAACTCTAGTATTTTTTATCCATATGACATTCAAGATGGCGATACGCCAGAAACAATTGCTAACAAGTATTATGGTTCACCCGAAAGACATTGGGTAGTTTTACTATTCAATGATATCATCGATCCTCAATACGATTGGCCTCTTGATCAAAGAACAATTATAAAATATGTTAATGTCAAATACACAGCCAATGGTGCGGCAAATACAACACCACAAACCGGATTAGCTTGGTCACAATCAAACACAAAATCTTATTATAAAGTTATTACAAGAGTTACAAATAATTCTTTAAAAGATACAATCAAAGAAAAGTTAGAAGTAGATGCCAATACGTATGCGAATGTTGCTATTGTAACTTCCACATATACATTACAAAATAATACAACCGTAACACAAACAGTGACGAAAGAAACGGAAACATATTATGATTATGAAGTAAATTTAAATGAATCAAAAAGAAAAATTAAGTTGCTCAGAGCAGATATTGTGTCGCAGTCCGGTTTGCTTGATGAATTCAAACGAGTGGTGAATTCTAAAGATTAAAAAATGGAAACAGTTAATTTACCGGAAACGCCATCAAAATTTAGTATCAACGAACTTGCTATTGTAACTAAAGCAGGTAAGTTGGACATATCTAAGCTATTTCAGGAAATAAACATATTTGACTCTCTTTTATCTCCGGTCATGTCGGGTGCTGTAGTCATTATTGATTCTATTGGATTATCGTCTAAACTTTTGTTTGATGGGTCGGAAGTTCTTCTTGTAAACATTGGTAAGGATACAGACTCATCGTCTTTTCGTTTAAAAAAAGCATTTAGAATATATCGTCAAAGTAACAGAGCCACACTACAACAAAATGCCGAAACATACACTTTAGAATTTGTTTCTGATGAGTTTATTTTTTCTGAACAACAAAAAATAAATCAATCATACAAAACAACTTACAGTGATGTGGTCAATAAAATACTGGTCAATTATTTAAAAGTACCAGAACAAAAATTAAGAGGCGTGTTCCAAGACACGACTGGTATTCGTGATTTAGTTATACCTAATTTGAAACCTCTTGATGCTTTAGAATGGTGTGCTAAACGTGCTGTTGATCAAAGAAGATCACCCAACTATGTTTTCTTTGAAAACAATTTGGGGTTTAACTTTGCTTCACTGTCTTATCTTCTTTCGTCTGATTATCTGTTCAAGATTAAATTTCCAGCAAAAAATTTAGAAGAAACAAAACCAAATCAAGATTTGTTAAGCCCACGACATTTTGAAGTTGTTAATCAGTCTGATAAAATAAAAACCACTAGAGAGGGTGTGGCTGCTGGAACATTTATTGGATTTGATCCTATTACAAGAACAGTACAAAATAAACGTATTGGGTTTGAAGATCATTACAACGCTATGGATCACGGCAACGATACTGCCAACTTTTCTCAATCAAAGAATCGAGGTGGTGAAACAGCAACTCAAGCGTTCGACTCAAAAAAGGTAGTGAATATTTTTGGCGCTAACATAAAAAATAGTGAGTACATTAAAAAGTATGATCCCACATCAATCTCAAAAGTTGAAAACCCAGAAGATTTTATATTTGCTCGAAAAGCCATTTTTAGCAATCTAATGAACAAAAGAATTAAACTTGTGATGCCTGGTAATTTTCAATTGACTTCGGGCTTCAATTTGAATGTTCGTGTACCAGATTTTTCAAAAAAAGAAAGTGGCTCCGAAAACGAAGATCGTTCGTTAAGTGGGAAATATTTGATTATTGCTACAAGACATATTATTAAGTATGATATGCATGAAACAGTTTTAGAACTTGCAACAACATCGAATGAAACTGACTTTATACCACAAAGTGTGCCAGAACAAAATCAAGCGATAGAGACTTATGGAAGCTACTGATAATAAAGATTTTGCTGGTAAATATGGCTTTACCTGGTGGATGGGGATTGTTGAAAAAATCAACGATCCTTTAAAACTTGGTCGCTGTAGGGTTCGTTGTGTTGGTTGGCACACCGACAATAAGTCTTTATTGCCAACAGATGACTTGCCTTGGGCGATGTCTTCAATTCCAGTAAATACCAATAATGTTTACCCGCCACGTGAGGGTGATATGGTATTTGGTTTTTTCGTTGATGGTGAAAATGCTCAAGTGCCTGTAATTCTTGGCGTACTTCCGGGTATACCACTCAATGCTGCCAACTATCAACAAGGCTTCAATGATGCTAGAACACCAGAAGAAGTTTCTGCTGCGCCAGTCAAGCCATATGAGTCATCAACAAACTATCCACGTAAGTTAGATGAACCAACAACATCAAGACTTGCTCGAAATGATTCTGATTATCCATCTGAAATACTGACTGCAAAAAAAGAAAAAAAAGCAAGTAAAGTAGAACCAGATTCATATTACAATGCAAAGTATCCCTACAACAATGTATATGAGTCTGAGTCAGGACATGCCCTAGAATTTGATGATACTAAAGGCGCCGAACGTGTTCATGTTTATCATCGCTCAGGCTCATACACTGAGTGGGGACCAGAAGGTGATAGAGTAGAAAGAATACAAAGAAATAAATTTGAAGTTGTTATTGGTGACGAAAAAGTTTATATAAAAGGTAATGTAGAATTATACGTAGATGGTAATGTAAACATGGAAGTTGGAGGTAATTTTCAAGCTGAAATAGGTGGAACCTGTGAGATAAACTCAAGTGGAAATATGTCATTCAATGCTCCACAAATAGATTTCAACTAATATGTCTGTTTTTATTGAAACTTCACAATCAAACCTTTCTGGCTTCGTTACAATACCTGACGATGACAGGGATGATATTCTTGATGCTGAAGAAAAACGTAGAACTTTACCATCAGCTTATGAAAAAACTACGTTTTCTGTCGATATGAATTTTACCGCATATTATTTGCAGATTCCGGACCTTGAAAAGGTATACGTCGATGTTTTGGCTGTAACACCTTTATATGATTTTAATAGTATAGGATTAACTGCAAATCCTATTGATACTAATACTTTAAGAGTTATTGGTACAACTTCAAATGTTTTTCCTGGCACATATTTTCAATTTACAATGCCAACTCTTGATGCATCTGGAACAAAATATGAACAAGAAATATTAGATGCAAACACGACTAAAGATTTTTATGCTTTAAATTATTACGAAATGCCTCAACCAACAGAATTGGAATTAACTTATCCAATAAAATTAAGAGTTCAATCTACGCCACTGACTCCAGAACAAGACATTGAAATTGACTTATTTCAGTGGCATTATTGGGAATACGAGCCAGCTAGAAGAACAATTATAGATTTAGTAGCAAGGGGGAAAAACTAATGCCGGCAGTTGCAAGACAAAGCGACAGAGTTATGTCGAAAGACGGATCAGGCAAAAAATGTAAGTCTCCATTGAGAACATCGGTCGGTCAAGTCAACAGTAAAAACGTTAGGGCTAACGGTAAATTAATTGTTGTTGCGGGCAATACTATATCGCCTCATCCTAAAAGAGGATGCACCTTAGACACATCAACATTATCATCATATTCTAGTTCGGTTAAAATAGGCGGTTTGGGAATAGGTAGAATTGGTGACGAATATGGGCCCAACATAATCACACAAGGCTCGCAAGATGTTTTTGCTGGAGGTTGAATAAATAAAACATGACTACTACAATAACATCAATTAATCCTAAGATTGAAACCGAAAGGTCTTATAGAGACTTAGATTTAAATTTTACGGCACATCCTGTTAAGAAAGATGTTAGTGTTCATCTTAATGAAAAAGCTGTAATTAACTCTGTAAAAAATCTAGTATCTACTAACTTTTATGAAAGACCTTTTCAACCAGAATTAGGATCTTCAATTCGTGCTTTACTTTTTGAACCAGTTGACTCAGTTTTTGGTGCATCAATTGAAAGACGATTGCTTGATGTAATTAACAATTATGAACCTAGAGTTTCTGTTGAATCAATTGTTGCCATACCTGCACCAGACGAAAATGGATACAAAGTGACAATGACTTTTTACATAATTAATTTAGCTAATCCAATTACAATTAATTTCTTTTTAGAACGTATAAGATAAAATGGCTGAACCACTACAAGTTACAGAACTTGATTTTGATCAAATCAAGCAAAATTTAAAAACTTATCTAAAGAGTCAATCTGAGTTTACAGATTATGATTTTGACGGTTCTGGATTAAGTATATTGTTGGATATTTTGGCTTACAACACTCACTATCAAGCATATTACTTGAACATGGTTGCCAATGAATCATTTATGGACACGGCACTATTGAGAGATTCTGTAATTTCTCATGCCAAAGTTTTAGGATATGTACCTTACTCAAGAAAAGCCCCACGTGCTGTTCTTAACTTCACGGTAAATACTGATGTTGATGATGGTTTAACTTTAACTATACCAAAAGGTTTTGCTTTTTTATCAAATGAAATTGATGGGGTAAGTTATAATTTTGTAACATTAGAAGAAAAGACCGTAACTAAGGCGAATACAGATTTTTTATTTTTAAATCTGCCAATATATGAGGGTCAACTAGTAACTTATAATTTTACTTACGACCAAACAACAAATCCAAAACAAATTTTTGTTCTTCCAGATGTGAACATTGACACAACAACTTTAACTGTGTCTGTTCGTTCTTCTGCTTCAAATACAGATCAAGAGATTTATACTCTTGCTTCAGACGCTTCCGAAAACACGACAACTTCTACTGTATTTTATTTGCAAGAAAATAGAGGTCAAAAATATGCGATTTATTTTGGTAACGACGTAACAGGTAAAAGTTTAACAAACGGTTCAGTAGTAGGTGTGACTTATTTGGTCACAAATGGAACTGCCGCAAACAAAGCAAATAATTTCGTAGCTACCGGTTCTTTGATTGACTCCGATAATGAAAATCAAACAAATTTTACTATTAATCCTGTAAGTGCTGCTTCGGGTGGTGCTGAACGTGAAAGTGTAGATGAGATAAAATTTTCGGCACCTCTTCAGTATACAACGCAAAATCGTTTAGTCACAACCAAAGATTATGAATCTTATATTAAAAAAAGTTACCCCTCAGTTGAATCTTTATCTGTTTGGGGTGGAGAAGATGAAATACCGGCAGTTTATGGTAAAGTTTTTGTGGCACTAAAACCAAAGGATAACTATTTTATAAGCGAAGCTGAAAAGCAAAGAATAATTGACGAAATTATTAATCCAAGAGCAATTATTTCCGTTAGTGCTGAAATTAGAGATCCCGATTATCTTTATATTTTGTTGAATAATCAAGTGAAGTATGATTCTAAAAAAACTATACTTACGGAATCACAACTTTCTACGCAAATTAGAAATGCAATTATTAGTTACAAACAAACATTTTTAAATAAATTTAATGCTATTTTTGCTCTTTCAAAAGTACAAGATCAAATTGATGGTGTAGAAAATAACGCTATTATTGGTTCAGAAACTCTTGTCAAACTTCAGAAAAGAATCACACCAAAACTGAATATAAGTTCAAATTATACGATAAATTTTGGTGTTCCTATTAAAAGGGGAACATTAGCTGATCGGCTGACAACAACAGAGTTTTCTGTTTATGATGCTACAGGTGTGAGTAGAACTGCAATCATTGAAGAAATTCCTCAATCATTTACAGGTGTTTCATCTATAGAAATTATAAATGCTGGATATGGATATACTTCAACACCAACAGTTACAATTTCCGGTGACGGTACAGGTGCTACAGCAGAAGCAGTCATCGAAGGTGGAAGAATTACACAAATTAATATGACAAATCGTGGCACTGATTATACACGTGCTACCGTGACTATTACGGGTGGTGGGGGCTATAGTGGTTCCGCAACGGCGATAATTGATTCGAAAGTTGGAACACTCAGAGTTATCTACTATGATGAAAACGCCAATAGACAAATTATTGATGCTAATGTTGGTGAAATTTATTATGATACTGGAATTATTATACTGAATGATTTAAAAATACTTTCTGTTTCGTCAAACGATGGTTTATTACGCTTGACCGTAGTTTCTGAGGAAGGTGTAATTGAGTCAACAAGAAATGTGATTATAACGATTGACGAAAATGATGCAACATCAATTGTAACAACACTTGAAAAAATGACATCATAATGGCTACAGATTTAAAAACATCGTTACTTGTTAATCGTCAAGTTCCCGAATTTATTCAGGATGAATATCCTACGTTCATTGCTTTTCTTGAAGCATACTATGAATTTCTTGAACAAAAACAGGGATCAGAAACAAATGATTTGATCACACAAGCAAAGTCTCTTCGTTATGCTACCGATGTTGATGAGTCAATTGCTCAATTTCAAACAAACTTTATTAACAATTATGCCCCTTTAGTTCCACAAAACGCAACTGTTGATAAAGCATTTTTAATAAAAAATATATTACCTTTTTATTTGACTAAAGGTAATATTAAATCTTTTGAATTATTTTTCAGACTTCTTTATGGTACAGATGTTACTATAACTTTCCCAAAAGATAATATTCTTCGTGCCTCTGACGGTAAATGGACTGTAGAGAATGTTGTTCGTATTGATAATGAAGTTTATTCTTATTACATCGGAAACGGTACAAAAAAAGAATTCCTTCTTGCTCAACAAGTTGGCAAATCTGATGTTACTGTTTATGTAAACAATGTAGAAACAACAAGTGGCTTTTACATACTTAAAGAGAGCAAGAAAATCATTTTTGATTCTGCTCCAGCAAACAATGTGGAAATAAAAGTTTTTTATGATGATTTTAATGAAACACTTTTTACGAACAGAAAAATTACAGGATTGACTTCTGGTGCTACGGCAATTGTTGAACGTGCCGCACCAAGACTAATTACACAACAAACTTCAATTGAATTGTATGTTGATGATGCCACATTACTTGGTTCATTTTTAAATGCTGAAGTAATTACAGCAGATATTTTTGCTGACGATGGTGAAACATTAATTACAATTAGATCAGACACAGTAGCAACACTCAGTTCAATTACTGTAACAAATGCTGGAGCCAGTTATAATGTTGGTGATCCGGTAACAATTATTGGTGGCGCTCCACAAACTCCAGCTGAAGCAGTTGTGAGTGAGATTTCAATTGGATTTGCTGATGGCGCAAACGTTGGTTATGGAGGTGCTGGTTTTGCTCTAGGTGGTATCATAACTGCTTTTAATGATGATGGCACAATTACTCTTGCTACAGGTGCTATCGATACTTCGGGCGCAAACTCAGCAAATTCATACACACTCTTTACTGATACCATCAACACATATGCCAACATAGTTCTTTCAAACTCCAACTATGGTTTTCCATCAACTGTAATTCCCACTGGTGAAAACATTGCAACACGATTGGTGGATGCATTTTCAAAAGCTACAATTACTGATATTGGTCCGATGACCAATGTTGCTATAATTTACTCAGGAACAGATACATCAAACTTGACAATCGATGCTGACGGAGCAAAATACGCTAACACTTTTGACATAAAAACTTTTGGTTCAATAGGTAGAATTGACATAGTTTCTGGTGGTAGCAATTATCTAATTGGCGATGAACTTACTCTTGGTCCAAATCCAGCTGGAACATATGGTAGAGGTTTTGCGGCGGCAGTTACAAATACAAACGCTTCAGGTGCAATTACAAGAATTGAAATTCAACCATCAAGACTTACTGGCAGTGCTAACACAACGTCTGGCAATGTTGTTGTCGTTGGAAATGGCACAAATTTTATAAATGAATTGGCCGTTGGTGATCAAATCATGATTAACTCCGAATCACGATATGTCAATTCGATTTTGTCAGCAACTTCTCTTAATGTAAACGTATCCTTCACAAGAACTTCAACTGAAAGAAAAATTGGCGTATATGACCGATATCTTGTTGGTGGTCAGGGTTATATTCAAAACAATTTCCCAACAATCACAGTATCATCGACAACTGGCGCAAATGCTAATTTACAAATTACTTCTTTGATGGGTAATGGTGAAAGACTTGGAATTACGGGTTCGGGAGTTGCCGGTTCTATTACAAAGATTCGCATAACAAACCCTGGTGCTGGCTATCAATTTATTCCAACAATCGATTTGTCGAACCGTGGTGATGGCACAGCAACAGCAGAAGCGCAAATTGAGAGGTCATATGTTTCTTTTCCCGGAAAATGGATTGGCTCGGATGGAATCATTTCATCATTAGATAGAAAGATAGAAGGTCTAGATTATTATATCGATTTCACTTATATTACTTCTGTGGCTACAGAATTTGCAAAGTATGCCAGCATTTTAAAAGATTTGTTACATCCTGCGGGCTTCAAGAATTACGCCGAGTATCCAATTTCACGACCTGTAGATTTAGATTTGACAGTTGATTCTTCAGTCACCGAAACAATTTCTGGATTAGTTTCTACAAGTGCCAACTCGATTATAGTAACAGGAACTTCGACCAAATTCAATGTTGCAAATAGTCTAGGTATCATTTCAATAGGTACACAAATCGCTATAAATAATGAAATACGCACAATCAATGCGATTGTCAGTAACACTTCATTGACAGTCTCAAGCGCATTTACGACAAACACCTCTGCTCAGACATTGATTATTATCACATAAATATAGCTTATGGCTCTAAACTATACATCAGAAAAACTTCCATTAGACAACGCTGAGAGATTTAAAGACTCTTTTAGCGATTCGGATCCGTCTATACAGTATATTTTTATTGGAAATCATACTCCATATTCTAATGAATCTTCGCCACCAAATATTGCTGAAACTATTTCCAGTGAAAAATTGGTCTGGGACAATATGTTTGCGGCAAAAAAAGTTACCGCAAATGATGTTGAAC